TGTTGTCGCAACCGGGCAGGTGTCTTTGTCAAACAATCTCGCAGAGGTGGGAACGGGAATATCTGCCACAGACGCGACGTTCATGTTGGCTTTGGGTATCGACGACCCCGATTCCGACGCAGAGGTTGCAGGTGCATTGTTTTGGGATGACAGCGTTGGCGAGTACGAAGTGAGGATAAGAGAAACGGAAACGGATGTCAACCCAACAGTCAACTACGATATTGTCAGAGTCAGATGAGCTTTTTGAGTGCCGTTGGTGGGTTCACACCGGTCGATGCGACGGGAGGAACGACGGTCACAACGTTCACTGATTCATCCGGTATTCAGTATCAGATTCACGCGTTTGAGAGCGTTGGCAGTGATACATTCACTGTGAATGATGCGGGGGATTTAGGCACGATTGATGTGTTGGTCGTTGCTGGTGGTGGCGGCGGCGGCACACGCATAGGCGGTGGCGGCGGGGCGGGGGAGCTTATAGTGGATGAAAATTTCTCCGTGACGTCTTCCACGCAGTATAATATAACTGTTGGCTCTGGCGGCACTGGCGCCCCTGGTGGTAACGCAGACAAAGGAAACAATGGCGGAACGTCGGCTTTTGACACGCTGAATGCAGATGGCGGCGGTGGAGGCGGTGCCGCTGGTGGTGGGAACAGAGATGGTTTAGACGGTGGGTCCGGTGGCGGTTCTGCAGGGGCCAGCTCGTCACCGCCGGCTGGTGGAAGTTCTACAGCGGACACGGGCTTTGGGAACGATGGAGGACGGGGTGACGATAATGATTTCGAGTCCGGTGGCGGGGGTGGGGCTTTGGAAGTTGGCGGTGATGCGAGTAGTAATGTCAATGGCGATGGAGGTGATGGCAGGGATTATGCGTCGGCCTTTGGCACGCAGTTTGGAGACAGCGGAAAGTTTGCCGGTGGAGGTGGTGGCGGTGCACGGTCAGACCATTTAAACAGGGGAGGGCGCGCTGGGTTTGGTGGTGTTGGCGGCGGTGTTGATGGCGCGGAGTCAAGTGCAAAACCCCCGGCAGCAATATCAGGTAGCGGCGGTGGTGGCGGCGGTGGGTTTTTTAATAGTGGTGAACACGACGGCGGCGATGGTGGCTCTGGTATTGTGTTAATTCGCTACCCGCTGGAGGAACCATAATGCTCGATACGATAACTGGGGTTGTGGAGGATGATAACTTCAACCCGGCTCCAAATGTCACCGTCGCGCTGATTCTACGCGAGGGAGGTAACGTTGTGGAATATACAACAACCGACGCGAACGGTATTTATGAGTTCGAGTTTCATCCCGACTCATCTGCGGATGGTTCGTTACAAGAATACCACGTCGCCGTGTATGATGACGTAGCACCGATATTCAACACATTCTCTGAGCCATTTGTCGAGGCTGCGTTGAGCGTCGATGTCGGCCAGTTCAATCCATCGGCAACCTACACATCGACCATACCTACAGCAGTCGGTGGTGTGTTTGACATCGCTTCGACATTCACCGGACCGTCTGCCAACGCGATTGATGCGACTGGTGGGACGACAGTCACAACCTTCACAGATGCGAGCAATATAGAATATAAGATACACGCGTTCGAGAATGTCGGGGCCGACACGTTCACTGTGACGGTAGCGCCGCCCGATGCCGAAATTGACGTGTTGCTTGTTGGTGGAGGTGGGGCGGGTGGCAACAATAATAACTCAGGACAAGGAGGCGGTGGTGGCGGTGCTGGTGAGGTGACACAACAAAACAACGTGTCGGTGACGCCACAATCGTTCACCATCACTGTTGGAGAAGGTGGTGTCAACGCCGAGGACGATGGAGACGATACTATAGCGTTTGGAACTACAGCCATCGGCGGTGATGGTGGAACGAATAAAACGCAATATGGTAATCTGGTAGGCGGTGGTCAAGGAGGAGACTCCGGTAATGGCTTCCCTGGTGGTGGACAGGGGTTCGCGGATGATGGTGGTGGGGGTGGCGGTGGTGCGACATCTGGCGGAGGTAACGGCTCTGACTTCTCTGGAGGTAATGGTGGTGCGGGTCTGGATGTGTCCACAGACTTCGGAACAACCTTCGGTGAAAACGGCATGTTCGGTGGTGGTGGCGGTGGGGGAGAAACGTCTTCGGGATTCTCCGACCCGAACGGTGGAGATGGCGGTGTTGGTGGTGGTGGGGATGGAGAAGACACAAGCAGGCCCGTCACAGATGGGGATGACAACACCGGAGGCGGTGGTGGCGGTGGAAGAGGAGAATTTGGAACTGGCGGCTCCGGCATCGTCCTCATCCGTTATCCAGTGGAGGACGACTGATGAGTCGCTTGATTCCATCCGGCACAAGCGAAGGTGTTGACTCAGGCAACGTAGATGACATAAACCCACCGCTGAACGTAGCTGGTGAGTTCAACATCGCCGGAACGGCCAATCTCAAACCCATTGAGGGTATAGCCGGAACGGTTGTTGATTTAGACGGCAATCCCATACAAGGCGCCACAGTAAGCTTGTTCCTACAGGATGGCGGAACCGCTGTGGAGACAACAACAACCAATGCAGCCGGAGAGTACGGATTCTTCGACCATCCCGACGCTCAAAACCAGGAACAGACGTGGCACCTCGTCGCGAGTAAGGATTCGGGAAACATCAAATTTCAAAGTAAAAGCCTCTTCGGCGTTAAAGCAACGTTTGGTGAGGTGTTGGTGGGAACATTTGATGCACAAATGGACTTCACCTCGCGTCCAAACGTGGGTGTGGGCGTGTTTGACGCCGCGCAGACGTTCGATGGCGTTGGTATAGAGCCCCCTCCGGCGATTTATGGAGATGGAAGCGATGGAGACGTCGTCCAAACAACAGCGACTCTGTCGGGTGACATCCTACAGACAGACAACTTCACAATCAACAGCGGGGAGACTGTAACCGTGGAGGGAACGTACATCGTACACGCGACCGACACAATCACGATAGATGGTGAGTTACGTGCTGTCGCAACGAACAGCGGTGGCAGTGGTGCTGGTGGTGGTGCTGGAAGTGGAAGCCCCGGACAGGACGGACCAGATGGTGAGTATGTCGAGGGAGATGGTCTTGGTGGAGATGGTGGAAACTCGGGCAACGGAGAGGATGGCTTCGACGGCAACTTCGCTAGCGGTGGTGGTGGTGGTGGTCGCGGAGCGTTCGGTTTTGGTTCTTCTGGAGGTGATGGTGGTGATGGTGGAACTGCATTATCCACGATACCGTCGGAAACGACGGTGTCGTCTATTGGAACTGGGGCGTTCCTGCAAAACGAAGACGGGTGGAGTGACCTATACGCACTACCAAACGATGTAGGCGCGGGTGGTGGCGGCGGTGGTGCTGGCGGAGATGGTGAGCAGAGCTTCGATATAAACACCCCTGGTGGCGATGGTGGCCGCGGTGCTGGTATGATTCTACTCATCGCTCCGAACATAGAGGGGTCTGGAACAGTTTCTTGTCCCGGCGAGAATGGCTCAGATGGAGATGAACCAATCGGTTCCGGTGGCGGACAGGCCGGCGGTGGCGGTGGTGGTGGCGGCGGCTGTGGTGGATTGTTATATCTCATATCAGAGAACGCGGTCGCATCGTCTCTCACAACAGATGTGAGTGGTGGAACCGGTGGGGCCGGGGGTTTCGCAGATTCCAGCGGACATAACGGTGGTGATGGTGCAGATGGACGTGATGGTACTATAACCACGGTGAACGTAACATGAGCATGACGTTGATATGCACCCGCGCATCGCGGGGGCTGTGGTGATGCTTCGATGACATACACTCCTCCACCGGCCGACGAAGTAAATTTTGAACTCGTCCAGTTTGTTCCATCTGAATCAGATGATGTCGACTTCCGACTGACAGAGTCCGAGATAGTGACTGGTCTTTTCACAGTCACGTCGACACTCTTGTCCGACACATCTGGGTCGGCGCAGGCAACATTCAGCGCTAGCGCATCATACACGTCTGATACGGCGGGCTCCGCACAGGCAACATTCAGCGTCACCGCATCATACGCATCAGACACCGCAGGTTCCGCACAGGCTGTATTCTCTACAGATTTGACATTCGGTGGGGGGCGCGTCTTGGATGTCACCTCACAACCGGTCGAGCCCAGTATCACTTTCACTTCGGACACCGCGGGCTCAGCACAGGCAGAGTTCTCCCCCGCCATCACATATACCTCCGACACTGCTGGTTCCGCACAGGCGAATTTCTCCCCAACATACACAGCTACCGGTGTGATTACTGTTGGGACACAAGACACTGGTGGAGTTTACCTTCCACAAACGCTCTATGCTGGCCAACCCGTATTCATTGGTCAGTCGGAGCTTGTGTTCGACCCCACGTCAGACGTCCTAAGTGCAGAACCATCTGGTTTCGCTCCAGTTGTGTGGAGGGTCATCGAATCAGAGACGAACGTTGTCGATAACGTGTATGACATAGAGATTGTCGACACGGCCAACCCGTTCGGTTCATACGCAATTGTGTACGCCGACGACGACGACGGCGTCTTGTTCGACACGTTCAATCGTGGAACTCGTGTCGACCTGCAGTACTCCGAAAACGCCGGTGTGACCTTCGAGGACCGCTTTACTGGTTACGTCGTTGAGACACGAGAGTACGATGACGCGGGAGCGGACGCGGTGGAGATTGAGGCGTACACGTTCGACCAATTCCTCCGACGCAACAACGTTAGCTCCGACCAAACGGGCAACACCATCTCGCAGGCCTTGGCGGACATCATACAGAACGACACCCCGATTGAGTACAATGCAACCTTTGTCGACGTACAGGACGATGTGTCTTTGTCGCGTTCATTTCAAGGCGAACCCGTGGAGGAAGTGCTTCGCGACCTAGCGTTCAAGTCAGCCAACGAGGCGTTTGGTGTTGATGATGACGGCGTGTTCTTCTTCGCTCCGAGGGAGACGGAAGTGAACACCCGTGGTATTGATAACACACAGTGGTTCAACTACGACATCCCCGAAAAGGGTAAGGACGCAGTCAACGAGGTGACTGTCTTCTATAACGATGACAACGACGCAGTCGTCGTTGACGATGGTGTTGACCAACTAGACCTGCAGAACTCCCTTGGATTCGCGTCGCCGGGTCGACAGACGGTAGAGGTGTCCCGACCGAACATCGCGTCGATAGAAGATGCGGAGGATGTGGGACGTCAGATATTAAACACACGGAACGCGACCTTGACCGGCGAGGTGACGACCTTCGGGTTGTATGATGCAGAACCAGGCGACACAATCAACGTCGCGATTGAGCCCAGAGGCATAGACGACGAATTCGTCATCGCAGAGGTATCTTACCGGTGGGGCGCGGATGAGACGAACGTCGTCATAGTTGAGAAGACAGGAAACGAGGACGATGTCATCAATCGCATCTCCGACTCGGTCAGGCGCGTGGAGACGCGGGGCGCAGACAGAAATACCATCGCCGACCGCATCTTCGAGGTACAGACTGACGTGGTTATTGAACCCACAGTGACGATAGACGGCACGACCATCGAGACTGCGCGTGTCACTAATGCTGGGTTGAACGCCATCCGAGATGGCTGGAGAGGCGACGGAAATATCGAAATGAGCTTCATCAAGCTGGGAACGGATGGGAGCGGTTTGAGTCGTGCAAACACAGACCTAGTCGCGGAGGTGGATTCAAAGACCCCAACAGAGAATCTCCCCGCGAATGACACGGTTGAATATGCGAACACGTTCACGCAGACGGGCATCGAGGAGGTGGGAATCTTCGACATCGACGATAGCCTTATCGCCCGTGCCGCGTTCGACCCCATCAACATCGACGGCACAGTCACGTTCTCGTTGCAGGTGCGTAATTGCAGCGGCAACACGCGGAGCATCATTGTCAACGATGGGAAGCGCACTGTGAGGGACATCATCGCAGACAACAACCCATCGCTTCCACAGGCGTACGCCTTCGGAACGAGCAACGCGAACCTCGATGTTACAAACACAAGTCTTGGTAATGAAACTGCGGAACAGGACTTCGAAAATCTCAGGGTGGAACTCATCGGTTCGCCCACCTCGTGGGACAACGACGTCACACTCACAGACCCCGCGCTCAAACGTGTCGCCCCGACAATCGGCGGGGCGAAGGTCGTGAAGCGCGCGGAACTTGTGGAGGCGGAAGACGCCGAGGACTTCCCGGATGATGGCCGCATCGTCGGTGGTCAAGTCAACCCCGACAATGACGCGTCTCAGGAAACCGAGATAGTATTAACAGGCGACCCCGCGTTCATCGAGATTGATTTCGTTCCTGAGTACGACATGAGCGCAGACGATGTCGTCATCGCTGTCCGACGAACTGCTGGGACACTCGGCGTAAACTTCACGGGCGACGAAGAGTTTACATTCGAACAGGACACTTTTGACATCAGGTCGCGCAGTGGATTCCTTGTTGACGAACACGAGTGGCTCATCTCAGACCCGGTTTCTAACTCGTCGAATTCACCATCGACGTTGTCTGCGGGGACGCTATACACCGTAGCGTTTGGTATTGACAACGTCACCGCATCTGCGGTGAGTGTCGATGCGATTTGGGTCGGTGACAAGAACACTCACCCAACGGTATTTCAAGACCGCGAGGCGAGCGTTCCACCATTCACGTACAACCGCGATGGGACAGATGTCACCGTCGACCGGCTGATTGAGCTACCCGGCGAGTACCCACAGGGGCCGTTAGAGATTGATGTGAACACAATCAACACGGCGCAGTCGTACACAACTGTCGAAGTCGACATCTCATCAAGGTTTGAAGGCGTGTTACGCCCCAACGACGAACAGGTGTTCTCACAGACAGACCAATTCATTGAAGTGTCAAACGGTACAGACCCCACGCAGCGGGCAGACAACACACTACAGTCAAGCTTCACATTCCCGACACCAACGAACACACTTGACGTCACTATCGGCATCGGCTCGTACGCTGATGACCAGACAGTAGCGCCGATTCAAGAACAGAAGGGGATGGTTGTGCGACAGATTGACGTCTCCATCGGATTTAACCCGGTGAAGATATCTGATATCGGGCAGACGACAACGCGTGTTGCGAACGCCACCGGTTTCGCTGTCGGTGATGTCATCAGAGAGGGTGGGCATAAGTCTGGGACTGGCAACAACGACGTACTCACACGTACGACCGCGTATCCCGACGTCACATTTGATGCTACATTCCGCGTCTCATCGGATGACCGCGTCCGATTCAAGAATCCCGAAGCGACGAACACTAACGTTTAGGGACAGCGTTTAACCCCCCGCGTCCTTAGACAAGATATGGCCGACCACATCACGAATATCACAGATTGGATTCCCGAGGTGTTGAGCGCACTCGTCGTGTCTGTATTCGTCGGTGGTGTTATGTACCGGTGGCTTGTCGCCGATAACGTGAGCGATGAGATGCAGATGGTGTTTCTGGTCGTTGTGCTCGCATCTCTCGCGACAATTGTCGGAGTCGACACCGTGAAACAATTCTTGATGTCGTAGACACCAAACAGTTATTACAAGCGTAGTCCTACCGGTGGTGTGATGCACCCTTCACACATAGCATCCCTACAACTACCGGTGACTCGTTCCGGCGAACTTCCACCATTCGACGTGTACAGCGCGTTGGCGCATGAGTCTGATGCGACCATCGCTGCATTGGTCGATGATTATGAGTAGCATCAGCGTCCAAGCGTCGACGAAGTCTGCGCTGTCGGATTTGAAGGACGATGATGAAACGTGGGACGAGTTCGTCCAATCTCTCATCAGCGCGTACAAGCGTGACAATGGTGAGATGGTGGACATCGACGAGATGGTAGAACGTATAGACAAGCGCGTAGCATCGAACGTGGAGGTCGCTGCATACCGAGGCGTGCAGGAGGGCCTCGAACGTGGGCCGTGATAAGTTAGTCACATTCACCGTCGACCGCGCCACACATGCGATGGTGAAGGAGAAGATGAAGCACGGTGAGATGTCGGAGCGTCTCCGACACGTGCACGAACAGATGGCGTACGGCGCACACGTCACTGAGAAGGCACGCGTGCAGGAACTCATACGTGAACTCGAAGAACAACTCGAAGACTTGGTAAGACAGCGCGAGCGTCTTGACAGCGACATCGGCGACGTGCGTTCGAGGTTACAGAACGCGGAGTCGGAGTTGGAACGCGTGGAAGAATCACAGGACCACCTCGACGAACTTCTGTCTGACATCGAAGATGGCGTGGTTGCTGGACAGCGCGTCGACCCGACACATCCGCGGGTAAAGACCGCCGCTGAAATAGCCAACGAGACTCCCAAAGACATCATCAGGCGGCTACAGGAGCGTAACCCCGACGTGCCCGACGAGGCGTTCAGATATGCACAGCCACACGAAGACCCAATGTGGAACGCGGACAAATGACAATGTCACAGACAGTACAATTTGACCAGCCGGACTATGGAAAGTTTCTACGAACATATTATGAGAACGAGGTGTATGAGATGGCTTCGGTGTACCCCGAACGTCGGCACATCGAAGTCGAGTACATGTCGTTGTATCAATGGGACACAGATGTTGCAGAGCGCCTCGTGCAGAGCCCAGAGGTGGTGTTGGACGAACTCGAATCAGCACTCCATCGGTACGACCTACCAGCGGATGTCGACATAGGGGCATCCACGGTCCGCGTGGTTGGCTTTCCGGACGACATGGTACTAACCCCAGCCCGTCTAGACAAGCGGCACACAGGGAAGTACGTGGCCATCTCCGGCATGTTGGACAGAGTCACGACCAAGGACGAACTACCGATGGAACTCGCCTTCAAGTGCGCGAGGTGCGCCGTCGTCACGCACGTTCCGCAGGTACCGACAGAGGACCTGCAGGTGCCCTCGGAGTGTGCGGGGTGCGAACGGAACGGTCCGTTTTCCATCGACGACGAAGGGTCTAGGTTTGAGAACTACTGTAAGATTCGCGTCGAACATCCACCAACATCTAACACGATGTCCGGCAGTTCTATCGTCGGTCACGCCGTTGGTGATATCGTCGTCGACGAGGGTGATTACGGGTTGGTGGAGAAGGCTGGTGAGTCTGTGACAGCGTACGGCATCATCCGTCGTCAACAGAAGGATAACGACAAGCTGTTCGAACGTGTGTTGGAGTTGAAGGCGTTGGAGTACGACCGCGAACAAGACAACGTTGACATCGCCGCACATCGTGAGGAGTTTGAAACGCTGGCCGCGCGCGATGACGCAGTCGACGTGTTTCAATCGTCGCTTGTTCCGGAGTTATACGAGACTGCGGAGTGGACGACGGCCTTGGAGTGGGCTGTGGCATATCTCTTCGCGGCACCCCGCATCGACATTCCCGACGGCCCGACGTATCGGGGTGATATACACGGCGCTGTATTTTCCGACTTCGGCATGGGGAAAAGTATGTTCTCCGAGGCTATCATGGACTATTCGCCCAAGGCAATCCGGAAGTCTGCCACGGGTCTGTCATCCGACGTCGGCTTGACGGCGGCCGCTGTGCAGGACGACTTCGGTGAGGGTCAGTGGACAATCAAGCCGGGCATACTCGTTCGCGCATCGGGTGGACACGTCATCCTTGACGAGATTGACAAGGGTCCCGAGAACCTGTCAAAGATTAACGACGCTATCGAGGGGTCACAGACTGTTGACATCGACAAAGCTGGCATTAGCGCGACCTACAACAGTCGGGTCGGGCTGTTGGTGTTGGGTAACCCCAAGGATGGGCGCTTTGACAAGACATTGCCAGTCGCCGAACAGATTGGCATCGACCAATCTACCATGTCACGGTTCGATGGCATCGTCACAATGCAGGACACCATCAACCACGACGTCGACACGGCTGTCGCGGGCAAGGCACTGAACGCGTTGTCCGAGGCGCAGGCTATACAGTTCGGGGACATTGATGAGCGCGAGGTACTGGAACGAGTTGTGTCTCCGGAGGTGGGTCGGGCGTGGGTAGCGTATGCTCGCGAGAATGTATTCCCCAGATTGCCGACAGAACACATACCGATGATACAGGAGTGGTACGCCGACGAGGTCCGAACGCTGAACGACCTGTTCACGATGAACCAGGGTGAAGGGAACGACATGCCCGTTCCGGCATCTCCACGTGTCGTGATGTGGGTGGCGCGGTTCGCAACAGCATTCGCCCGAGTACACCTCCGAGAGACGGTGTCCGTCGAGGACGTTGAACGCGCCATGAATCTCGCCCGTCGCTTGGTCGGACAGCGGTGGGACGGCGAGAAGTTCAGTGGTATGATGCACGATGGTACGAGGATGAAGATTATGCGGTTGGTGTCTGTCGGAGAGACATACTTCCCGTCTGACGTTGCACAACTCATCAAGGAGCCAATATCCAAGGTCGAAAGGCAGATGGACAGGATGGTTGAGAACGGTGAGATGATACGTGACGAGGAAAAATACAAACTACCATGAGCGGCTACTATCACAAGAACCAGAGTGGTTTGTCCTCTTTTGGGAGATGCGCTAACTGCGGCGAGACTGCCGTCGTGAATCATTACGACTTGTGCGAAACGTGCGAAGAGGAGCGTCGGATGGCGGGGTACTTGTGACAATGTCGAAGTATAAAGAATACCCACGGTGCCCACGGTGTTCAAGCGACATCCTCGTCGAGGGGTCGAAGTCCAATGTGTACTACTTTGTCTGTTGGGCATGTGATGTGCGGTTCGGTCTGCGCGCTGGACAAGACGATATCGAAGCATAACCCTTATATCAATACACTTGGAATAGATGCGTATGGCACCTACTAGCCATACCAGTACCGGCGGTGTACAGGACGGTGAATACGGTGGTTGAAGACAAAGGTCGTGTGTCGTTCATCGACAACAACGTCTTGGCTACGGCACACCCGATTGCGCGCGACCTGTATGTCGCAGTACGGTCGTTGAAGCACGAACACGCCATGGCCCTGTCAGATGGGGATGTGTCGCAACGCGAAGAGTATCACAACGGTGCTATCAAGGCGTTGGATTCTGTGGAACGATACATCGGCGAGGAGTATCTATGAACGGTTCCTGTCCTAAGTGTGGTGGTGTATACACGACACCGATAGACGACGATGGGTCGATGTACCCAGACGCGTTGATTGAGACACATCTATGCACAACGTGTCAAGCAACATTCTCGGTGGTGATTGACTGATGGCAATCGAGCGCATCAACGGGGTTTCGGGAGGTGGCGCCATCGTCACAGTGTCCTGCCCCTTCTGCGACACCGACAACTCCGAGTTCGAACAGGGCGCGTTCTCGCATCACCTACTCGTGTGCCCAGATGCCCCACGGGAACCCGCCGATGATTGAGATGCGCGGTGAGGGGCGCCGGGCGGTGACGGTCGCGTGCCCGTTCTGTGGTATGCCCCGCGATGATATGTTCCGGAAGAATTTGCCCGGTCACCTGCCAGAGTGTCCTGAGCGACCAGATACAGAGATATGAGTCATAGCGTATCAAAATCCCACGAACAACAGCAGAAGAGTTCGGTTATGATGCAACACCACGACGCCCCCCGTTTGTGCACCTGCACGTTACCCGACGGCATCGTGTCCGCTCGTGGCGCCGGCCACGCAGCACGCGGCAGTCGGGTGCCCATACGATGTGACAGATGTGGGAGGTTTGTCTGATGACTGCGCTCAATATCGTGACCGATTGGCGGGCAGAATGCCACAAGATGTTGCATCTCATCGAGCCCATCCCGCAGAGCGAACAGACTGCAGATGGTTCCAACGGCTTGGAAGCTGTCGAAGATTGGGATGCTGATGAGTCGTGGTGGCACAAGCTTCCACGCGGCGTGCAGATATACGAGATTGAGCGCTACAAGGACCAATGGGTGTTGGAGAACCGAGCGCCCGCAGAGTTGTCGGCTATCGAATCGTATGCACTGAACCGTCTCGCGTACGCCAACCCCCACGTCGCAGAGGCATTGGTGCACGCGCCAGGGGACGACGTATGGTGACGCAGGCGCGTCGGCATATCACAACAGTGTCGGGCGTCACGGAAGATGACGAGTTGGTTATGTATGACAGTCACGAACTTCGGTCGACGGACGCGTGGATACTATCCGACACGGCGGTGTTACTAGAACCATGAAGATACAAGACACACGACAATGTGGGGAAGAGATTGTGCGCGATACGGCAGGTATGTCCGACGGTGGTGATGCCTGATGCCACGTGTCGACCACACAGTGTACAAGCGCTACACGACAGCCGAGGGTCGGTTCTACACAGACGGCGAGTCGGTGTACCCCTCGGTCACGACAGTGCTGTCGCAGGACGGTGAACCGCAGGGTGTGACAGCATGGAAGGAGCGAAATGACGGGAAGGGGGGGAATCCGTATTGGCGTGACATACTTGAATACAAGTCCGCGCGCGGCACGCTCATCCACTACAAATGCCTGAACCAATTCGCAGATGTTGAGCTTTGGGGCGAGAATGAGTATAGCGCTACGAGCAACCTCCAAGCATCGAAGTCACTCACACGGTTCATGCGAGAGCGGTCATTCGCGACAGAGACGTTCGAGGCAGTCGCAGAACGCCGAGGTATCACATCGGACAGCGTCATCGACGTGGAGCAGTTCTGTGTGAATCCCGAGGTTGGATATGCCGGGCAGTTCGACCTCCTGTACGAGAACGTCGATGGACAGGTCACACTCGCAGACATGAAGACTGGGAAGAGTGTGTATCCCAAATATAAATATCAACTCGCAGCCTACGCGAACGCTATCGACGTGGATGTCGACCGCGTAGAGGTCATACGCATCAACCCGGACAATCACGACCATGAGGTGTCGTCGTCGGACCAGTGGGACTTGTCCATCGACAGACTGTTCGCTGATTTCGTATTGAAGCGATTAGATATGGGAGACGATGCCGAACTCCGCGAACGTGTGTTGTCTGAGGGTGTCAATGATGGATAGCACACACACTCTTGTCTATGGGGTGCGAAGTTGTATCATGGGTGACGACCTCCCGGTGCCGTTGGATTCGATTCGCACAGTGATGCGACTCAATTCCAAGGGCGTCGCGACGATTCAGACACTGGGGTCCGTCACTGAATGGATTAGCTCCGATACAACCATCAAGGTGAAGCCATGAGGGCATACTGTAAATACTGTCAACAGACCGTGCGTGCAGAACAGGTTTCGGGGGGCGCGGCACCAACGTATGTGTGTCAGTTCTGCGGAATTAGGGTGTGACGATAAGGGGCTATGTGGGGGTGGCTCTTCGAACCCGTCGTCACAATACCTTTCCTGGTCAGCACCGTACACTACAAAGACATGTTGGCCAACCTCGCCATCAAGCTTGAAACGCACATCCGTAAGCGCCTCGCGCGATATGGACTACCTCACTATGACGTCGCGGAACAGGATTCTGAGTTCCTGAAAGCAATGATGCAGAACTACGTCGACAAGCACGGCGTGCAACCGGATATAGATTGGACGTTTCTCGACAAGACCTACTTCGTCCCCGACCGGCGACCGGATGACTTCGACCGGCTCATAGACCTGATGCTGTACCGCCCGGAGCGTTACGACTGTGATGACTTCGCGCTGATGTACAAGTCGGCGTACGCACTGTTCCACGGCGTGAACGCCATCGGCTTCGTGATTGATTGGGACGGGTCGAGTCACGCGTACAACATCGTGTGGACACACAACGGTGTTCACATCATCGAACCGCAGACTGGCGTCGAGATGGTGCCCGACGAGACAGACTACTACGCGTTCGAACGGATAGATATCGTCGTATAGGCGACAACAGCTCGCCGTATGGGTGCTAGTGGGGGCAACGACACCGACGGCACGCTTATGCAGCGCAGTGACAAACTTATACCCATGAGTGAACGCTGTGGCGCGGAGACGCAGTCGGGCGCTCCGTGTGAGAACCGCGCGGAGACATGTCCATGGCACAACCCCGACAACGCGGACCACGGACAGCAACTCGGCCGGCCGCCGGTCATCACCGAAGACGACGAAGAAGACATACTCGATGCGGCGAGGCACGGTGCGTCAAAAGAGGGATGCGCCCGTATCGCAGGTGCGGAATCTGCGATGAGTCTGCGGAGATACATCGACCGCAACCCCGAGTTTGGTGAGCGATTCCGACGGGCACGTGGCCTCGGTGAATTGAGCCTTATCAAGGACGGGCTGCACAACCGCGATGTAGATGCACACATGGTGCGGTTCCTGCTCGCCACATCCTTCGGTCACGTCAAGACCGACCGCCGCGAGTTGACGGGGAAGGACGGCGAAGACCTGTCCGTGAGTTCGTCCATCGTCACCGTTGACGAAGTAGATGAGTGAGATACAACTTCGGTGGGAATTCTCCCCGAAACAGACAGAGATATTCGAGTCTGATTCGCGCTTCACGGTCGCGATGTGCGGCCGACGATTCGGAAAAAATGAGGTGGCATCGCTTATGGCCATCGACCACGCCACCCAACCCGACAAGCGACCGTTCGGTGCGGATGATTCTGCTGTGGTGTGGTGGGTGGGGCCGACGTACAATCAGACGTTGAAGTACGGGTTCGAGAAGGTGTTGGAGAAGGTACCACCCCGCATCATCGACGGTGACCCCAAGCGGTCAGCGCCGTTCGAGATTGACTTCTTCAATGGCTCTAAAATCGAGTTCTATTCGTTCGACCGACCATCATCTCTACAGGGAGCAGGTGTCGACTTCATGATTATAGATGAGGCGGCCTACATGCCCGAGTCTGTGTGGCAGAACGACCTCCGGCCGATGTTGTTGGACAACACGGGTGGTGCACTTCTCATCTCCAAGCCGATGGGTGAGAATTGGTTCGCCACGCGGCATCAGTGGGGGCGCGATGCATCGAAGCCCGAGTGGTCGTCTGTACACGCCACGAGTTATGATAACCCGTGGGTTGACGACGCGGAGATTGATGCGGCGAAGCGGACCACGCCAGAACAGGTGTTTCGGCAGGAGTATCTCGCCGACCCACAGTCAGGTGGGACGCTGTTGACGTTGGACATGTTGGACACCGACCCCGCAGAGGTGCTCAACGGTCGAGATTGGCAGTGGCACATCGCGGTCGACCTCGGAGTCGAGATGAAGCGGTCAAAGGCCCGCGAGAACGATACAGATTATTGGGCACTCGCCATCGTTGCCGAGGCACCTACGGAACCGCTGGCGTACGTGGCTGAGGTGCGGCGAAGACGGGGGCAGTCACCCGCACAGGCCGCGTCCTGGATTAGAGAATCCATCAGCGGCTACCCGACCAACCGTGTCTACTTCGAGTCGGTGCAGGCACAGGCGTGGTTCGAGGAGGACCTCCTCGACGCCGGCATCGACCCCATCCCAGTCACACCGAAGGGGAAGAAGCGCGACCGCATACTGAATCTCTCCGTGCCTTTCTCGAACGGTGCGGCGCGACTAATTGATTGGTCCGACGTCGAATTCGTCGATATGCAGTGGTCAGACTTCAAGACCGAGTGGGCTGGTTTCCCCGGCGACCACGACGACCAACTCGACGCAGTAGCAATGGCACTTGACAACGTGACCTTCGGCCGGAACATACTCGCCGAAGCAGACGATATGTATAGCCGTTGATGGCGTTCGACCTTGATGACCTGAATTCGGATGGTGTACTCGCCAACATGCGTGGACGCATCCCGTGGCTTCCACAGCATCGCTGTACGAACTGTGGCGCCATGTGCACGGCCGAGCATGTCTACGTCGAACGGCAGGCGGCTGTTGTGCCGGTATGGTCTTGCGAGTCCTGTGACGCGATGTATCACCGCGAACACGACGGCGACCGGCAATAGGACAACACTATTCAAGCTATGGCGGCTATGGGAATCATATGAGTGACGACGACGCGACCTTCACGCAACAACTTCGGGGCCTCGCAGGCGATTGGGTACAAAACAAACGACGGTCGCTCCAGGGGCCGGAGACGCGGGTTGACCGCATCAGCGGTCGTAGCGGGTATCAGTTCGACGGACAATCCATCGGACTTGATGAGATGCGTGATATTCGTGCGATGCGTGAGTCCGGTGGTATTTTGTCGCAGTTGATGCACGCGAAGGCGCTGTTGAACTTCGGTGGTGGTACCGAGTTCCGCGTTCATGGCGAGGAGGAGGTACAGGTCATCGACGGAGAAGATGTGGAGTTGGGACACTACCTCGAACACCTCATCCCCGACCTTGACCTGCTCGCACTCGAACTCGGTGAAGATGCGATATGGTATCCCTACGCCGCGGCAGAGATTGTGGAGAACAATGCCGGGGGCTTCTCCCGCATCCTACCTGTGGAACCGTGGACGTTGACGCCGACGACGGATGAGTACGGACGCATCACGTCGTGGGAACAGACGGTGCGGTCCGATACAGGTGTGGGCGAAACGGTGGTGCTCGACCCCGATGATATCATCCACTTCCGACTCACCAAGTCATCGGCTCGCGACCACGTCGGCATCTCCGAGGTGCTACGAAACCGCGATGAGATTGAGTATTGGCGGTCGACGCAGGCCGCTATCGCACAGGCTATCGAACTCCACGGCTTTCCACAGCGGCACATCAAGGTCGGTCGTGAAGGTGGTGCGCCCATCCGAGATGATGAACTCCGACGGGTGCGGAACCTGTTCAATCCCGACACGACCGATGCCAACACCGCCTACTTCACAGGTCAGGATGTCGACATCGAGACATTGGAGGCGCACAACTTCGATTACAAGAAGATTCAAGAGATGTCATTGACGAACTTGACGGCCGCCATCGGGATGCCCATCGAGGCGGTCAACGTCGGTCGCGAGGGACTCGGGTCGGGTAAGCCCGCTGAGGTTCGACTCAATATATTGAAGCTACAGATACGCGCGAATCAGATGTCGTTTGGCCGGCAGTGGGTCGAAGAGGTCATCAGACCAATCCTCCGCGACTACTCGCCGTTCGACCACACGGCGAAGATAGAACTGCGGTTCGCCGACCCATTGGAATCCATGAGCGAACAAGCGTCCTTCATACGCGAGGTGGGAAGCTATATGACGACCAATGAAGCGCGAAACAGGTTGGGCTTGGAGGAACAACCCGACCTCGAAGGGATGTACGGGCCGCCCGCCGGAGATGGTGCGGATGAAGAGCCCATGGATGCGCCCGAGGGGGCGGTCGCTGCAGACGCGGCGCGTACGCTACAGTCGTATGATGACTACCCTCAAGCCGCGGTCGATAACGCACAGCGCGCACTCGATTGGCGCGAGGAACACGGCGATGAGGTGAAGGGCGGTACGCGGGTTGGATGGACACGGGCGAACCAGTTGGCCGACCGTGAGCCCATCAGCCGTGAGACAATCGGGCGGATGGCCGCGTTCCGGCGACATGAGTCCAACTCGGAGATAGCTGATGAGTACGAGGGGACGCCGTGGAGAGACGCCGGCTACGTCGCGTGGCTCCTATGGGGCGGCGATGAAGGTATATCGTGGGCAGAGCGGAAGATGGATGAGATTGACGACAACTGAACAATAATACGCGCGGCACACTTCTCGACGCGGTTCCGGATACACCAGTGACGACCACCAGCGACAGCACCGCGACTGCTAACAACAACAACAACAACAACAAACAAATCTATATCTATATTCTATATCTATATCTATATCTAGGGCGGTGCCCGTGTACGTTGTCTGTGGTGGACGCGTCGTGACAGCCGCTGTCGCCGACGTCCCCTCATGGGCCGCAGGGCGACGCTGGTGCTGTCCGTTGTCAGTATGGGCCCTACACCCGCCACGTGGCGGTATCCCCGTGGAAGGCGTCTCACGCCTTGTGTGGCCGTGCCAATACGTGCACCCCCGTGCGCGTGCGGGTGTGCAGAATCTATATCTAGATATGGCCGGCGATACGCACAGAATCTATATCTAGATATCACGATGCCCCACGACAAATCTATATCTAACAGAAATTCCGGTTATGAATTCTACTTATATCCAGAGCCGGAACGTTCCAAATCTATATCTAGATATGTCCGGCGACACGCACAGAATCTATATCTGTCATCTAGACCGATGGCCGTCGGCCATTTGTAGTAAGCTTTAATACAAGCGGGGTGTGAGTGGTGGGTATGGAGCACAACTCCAACCCCAACGGCGAGAAGAGCGCGGATGTGAAGCGGCGCAGCACGTACGCGGAGGACGATATCAGACGGTGGAACAGTAACACGATGGCCCCGACCCTGAACGTCGCGAGTCTGATGATTGACCTGCACAAGGTGGACGAAAACACCTTCTTGACACGGTGGGCCGACGACGAGTTTGAGCCTGACTCCGACATGGTGTCGCTACAGTTGGTGACCCGAGGACGAAGCCTACGGCCCGACCTTCTTGGTGTCCTCGAACACCACGACGTCGTCATTGAGTTCCTGTCAACCAACGGGTCGACGTGCACGTGGCAGATGGCCGTCCCTCACGTGTCCAACTGAGTACACAGAACCACCGACCGTCCGCGAAGGTCGTATGGGGGTTCGACTCCCCCAGCGGGCTTCCCCGTTGGATGCGGGGATTCGCCAACAGGTCTTACAAACGCCTGTTGGTGTGGCTGCTGGTCCGGCGTTTTGTCCACACGCGGGGCCCCGACGCGGCATGGACACCGAGACGCACCGGCGCCACTGCACGGATGTCCGTGCTGTGCGAAGCGTGGTGGGTTGGAGTGCGGGCGGTGAGGGTTAGGGAACATGGTTGGTGGCCCCCACCGCACATAACCACGCGACACGTTCATACTATAGCGGCGGCTACGTGTACACGCCGTTGTTGGGGCGGCTAGTAGGGCATTGTGAAGGGCACGGTGACGGGGGCTGCTGCACCCCCGATGCGCCAACCTTCGGACAACATTCATGAGCCGACGGTGCCTCCACACAACCATGAGCCGGCAGTTCCCCGACACAGAGTTGACACACGCACACCTGCGGCCTGAGGAGATGGCCGCGGCAGACGAGTGGGACCGCTACATGTTGCACACACACTCCTCGATATTCGAAGCGGGGTCCTCAGTCCGCTTCTTGACGTTCTCGTTTGACAGTGCCCCGCAGTTTGTCAAGGATAGGATACGCGACGCTATCCTCGGCGGGGCCCTGTTCAGCGACTTCGATGGCATCAGTGGCGCCGCACTCACAGAACTGCGGCAACTTTTCGCAGACAAGTTGACCGAGGACGGCTGGACAATCGACGAGATGCGGGATGAGTTGATGGAGTTTAGCGACGGGCTCTCACAGGCCGAGGCGGAGCGCATCGCCCGCACGGAGACAGCGTCTGTCGTCAACAGCGCGCGGGAGACGGGATATCGCGAGAAGGGGATAATCGGCGAGCGCTTCTATTGGTCTGGAGTACTTGACGACCGCACGACCGAGGCCTGCCGGTGGTTGGTCCGCCGCACCAACCCGTTTGAGGGTGGCACCCCGGTGCCTTTGGAGGAACTGCAGGAACTCATCGACGAGGCACCATCACACGACTCTAACATGGCCAATGACCTCGCGAGGCCACAGGACTTTGTCGTTCACCCCAACGAGCGGAAGACGTTCGTCCGATACGTCGAGGGGATGGTGTGACAGACTACACCTTCCCACTCGATTGGGTGGGTCGCACACCGGACGAGAAGTGCATGTGGTATACGGAGGAGCGGTCGTACCGACAGGCGATGCGGCAGGCGACCGCATCGGGGTGGCGCCTGCGGTGTGCGTCACGTCAGGTGTACAGGTAACAGCCACAGTCACTTAGCGCGGTGTTGTGATACTGCCGGGTGCACGGAGGACCACACGACTCATTTAAATGTGTGGCACTCGAACGGACTACTGATGTCCGATACACGCATCAACTTGAAGCTGCACGAAGAGACGTTCGAACAACTGAAAGACGACAAGCCCTCCGGCGTGACGTGGGATTTCTATCTTCTCGCGCTCCACACGACTGGAAGCCTGCCCACAATTGACTGATGGGCGAGTCAGACCTCACCCCATCCGAACGCCGTGTCATCTCATATCTGCCCGCGACCGCGAAAGAGATAGCCGACGATTGGGGCGTCACGCAGAACAACATCCGCCTACACATCTCGCACATACGAGAGAAGGGCGTCACCATCGGTATCGAACATTCTTCGGGGGTGTACTACCTCCCTGACCAGCCGAAGGTCCGCCGCGTGTCCACCAAGGCCACCGGCACGAAGACAAAGGAGGCGAACAACTACGCCACAGAGGTAGAGTCTGCAATCATCCGACGGCTGCGGTCATCGGATGAATTGGTGACGCCACTTCCGACGTCGCCAGGGAACGAAGACATGGTCCTACATCTAACAGACCTCCACATAGGCGACCTGGTAGAGGACCAGCACGGAAACGTCATATATGACACACAGATTGCGGTAGATGTTGTTGATTATGTCACGCAGAAGACGATACAACTCAAAGATGTGATGGGTTCTGTGACATCCTTCGACACGTTGCACGTGGCGTGGGGTGGCGATATGATAACCAACGAGAACATCTATGAAGGACAGGCGTTCGACATCGAGACGATGTTGGCCGACCAGATGTCCGCGGCTGTCGGTGCGTTGACGCGGCAGGTTAAGTCACTCGCTCAAGTGTTCGATGCGGTGAACGTCATCGCACAGCCGGGGAACCACGGCAAGATGCGCGCATCGGGTGTGTCCAAACAAGCCAACATGGACTTGGTGACCTATCGGTGGGTTGATGACAGGCTCCGCGAGGCGGGCGTGAGCAACGTCAACTTCACAACATCTGAGACGACGTGGTTCAAGACCTTCTCCCTTCGCGGCGGTCGGTGGAAGGGCTTCTTGACACACGGAAACGACAGCGCGAAGCACGTGGACTCGACCGCGGCGTCGTCGCGAGATTGGCGCGGTTGGCTGAATGAGTTCGACTTCGACATTGGGTACCGGGGTCACTATCACGAGTCACGACGCGAGCCCGTGCAGAACGGGCCGATGGTGTTCGAGTCACCATCACCGAAGCCGCCGTCGGAGTGGGTATCGCAGATTGGTTACGGTTCTGTGTCTGGTCAATCTCGCCGACTCGCGACTGTCCATGGAGTGTCCGACGAGCGACCGGTCACGTGGGAGTTCGTCATCGACGACTCTTCGATGAACCCCACAAACGACAGTATCTAACTGTCCATTTATAATCACGGGCGGCGTATACAGCACGTATATGCCATTCGGACCGTACGATGACTTCGACCAATGCGTCGCGGAGAACAGCGACAAGAACGACCCCGAGGCCTACTGTGCTGTCATCAAGCGCGATATCGAGGGGGAGGATGCGTTGACCGCCGAGGAGGCACGTTACGCACAGGAGGACCCGTGCGAACCGGGCTACACCATGGTCGGTACGAAGACGGTCAATGGACGGACGGTGCCAAACTGTGTTCCCGATGATGGTGTGCCCGAACCGGTCGGGCTGTCGGGGCCACTTAACCTCACACTACGCACACTTGACGCGACCCCGTTGAAGCGTTCGGAAGAGAGCGATGACACAGTACGGTATAGTCACATGAAGCTCCTCGCACCCGGAGTGTGGACAGATGCCGGTTCTCGAACGGCGACGTACTACTCGCCGGAGGGCATCGCCAACATCTCTGCCGATTACGATGCATCGCAGCACGACGGACCGCCGGTCAACATCATGCACGATGTGGACATGGATACCGGCGACCGCAATGAGTCGTCCATAGCAGGCCACGTCGACCCAGAGTCGCTTAATCTCGACGATGATTCGAACCTGTATGGCGACATCGTTCTCGACACATCCACGAGTGCAGGAAAATACGCCGATGAGAATCTGCAATCTGCGTTGTCCTCGTCCGGGCGGTTCGGATTCGGCGGCCCCAGTGTCGAACTACCTGCGAAGGGATTGGTCGAGGAGTACGACGAGTCGCGCGACATGCCGGTCATCAAGGGCGCACTTCTGTCGGGCTTGGGGTTGGTGATGAACCCCGCATCGAAGGCCGTGAGCTTCGCGAGAGAGGTCGCGCGTCGCGGTGTCGCGCTAAGTGGCGAAGGTACTATGTCGTTGTACCTACAATCAGACGGTATGGATATCGAATCTGTACGTGAGACACTCGACGAGTTCGGTGTCGACACTGAATCCATGGACGACGAGGAACTGATGGGCATGGCACAAAACCTCCACGATGAACTCATGGAACAACTGATGCCCATGGATGACATGGAGATGGAGGAGGATATGGACGAGATACCACAGGAGCCTGCACAAACTGTGGACGAGTCACTCGACGAGGACAACGTGGAGTACCTCGATGAGGAGCACGGTGGTGACATGGACGATGACGACGAGGAGGATATGGACGAGGAGATGGGAATGGACGAGATGATGGCCAACCTCCGCGAGCGCCTCGAAGACTTAGAAGACACGATGGCACAGGCCATGTTGGCCGAAGATATGGAGTCGATGGGGAAGGACCTGGCTGCGGCAACGTCGAGAGTCGCAGAACTTACTCAGGAGAACATCGAGTTATCGCGGCGACTTGAAGCCATCGAGGACGCGGAGGCACCGGCGAAGACGTTGAAGTCCGACGGGTCGGAGTGGGCAGATGCAGAGTCGTCCTTCGTGTATAAGGGCACCGGCGCCTTCACACGATAGTAGGCATATCCTTTTAATCCACGGGGCGCTATTAGTCGGTGTATGAGTCTTACACAAGGCGAGCATACATTCGAAGATGGGGTTCTCATCTCCGGTGCCGAACTCCGCTCATACAGCGCCGACAGTGCGCTGTCTGCGGGTGAGCCGGTTGGCATCAGCGGTGACTACGCTGTCGATAGTTCGAGTGCCGATGGAGGAGACTTCATCGGGGTTGTGTTGTACGACGTCGTAAGTGGCGAGGAGGTCGCAGTAGCGGGAGATGACTGCGAGGTTCGAGTCGAGGCGTCCGAAACGATTAGCGCGGGTGACGAGGTCATCCCCGATGGCGCAGGGGCGTTCGAGTCCGTCGCGACGTCCGGTGCCTCAGCGGGCGTTGGCATCGCACAGACCGGTGGCGCAGATGGTGACACTATTCAAGTGTACCTCTTCGCTGTGCAGGGGGCAACAGCATAATGAGTTCAGCAACAGACGCACGACAGAAGCTGTACAGCCACGGCCGGACCGGCAATTGGCGGTTCAAGGGCCTGATGCTCGCCGCGCTTCCGGGCTCCGGTGTGAGCACGGAGGAGATGGCGAAGGCGTGGCCGTCCTCGGGACAGCCATCGTCGTACCGATTCCTCGCAGCGAACCCACGGTTCGATGCGGAGGAGGAGGCCAACCGACGCATCGTCGCACAGCCGGGTGACGAGCACTACCGCGTGTTGACAGAGTTCGCAGCGGAGTCGGGACTGCCCAAGACGCTTGGTGCTGCGAAGCCAAAGACGTTAGAGGGCGAGGCGGTCGGCTCCGGTGTCGACGACATGATTAAGCGCGCACTGTTCGCATCATCCACCCCCGAGGAGGTCGACACGCTGTTCCGAGAACAGCTACTCGACGTGGTCATCGAGGGTTCGAAGAAGCGGCAGATAGCACGCGATGCTGCGAACGTGCTGAACGTGGACACCCGGAAGGGTGACATCCCGGTCGCACAGGACGCCATCTTCGCACCCGAGACGGCAGAGGGGGCAGAGATTCGCGACGACGGCGAGGAGTACACCACCGTCGAATACGACGCGCAGAAGTACGGCCTCGGTGCTCGTGTCACGGACGAGATGGTCCGGCACGCACAGGTCGACATCATTGAGCGGCAGATTAGCTTCGTGGGTGAGGCTGTTGAGAACACCCTGAACCGCATCTTCCTGAACGAGTTGCTTGATAACGCACAGAACAACTTCGACACCGCAGGGTCGGCTCAGGGTGTACCCGCCATCAACGGCGCGTACGGCGAGGTCGATGGTGAGGGGTTCATCCCCGACACCTTCGTCACGCATCCCGAGTACAGAACGACGCTGTTCGATGACAGCAACATCGCATTCGCGAACCGCGCGGGTACCGACGACGTTGTCCGCGAGCGCGTGTTCGACCCACTGCTGTCGGTGGAGCACTACGGTGCATCCGACGCCGTCTATGACGGGTCGGCGAACACGTGGGGCTTCGCTGCAGATGGTGAGCTTGGTGCGGTTGTATATCAGCGCGACCAAATCCACCTCGTCCTCGAACAGGACATCGAGGTGAAGGACTACAACGACCCCATCCGCGACCTGCAGGGGGTCAATGCTCGTGTGATGGCCGACGCTGTGTACACACAGGGTCGAGCGGCATCAACCATCGAGTTCTGAGCGGTACAACCCTTTCTCCGTTTTATCACACCGCGAGCGACGCATATCGGACGACAGTGTTAATACAACGGTGTTGCTACAATGTGTATGGCACCTACTAGCCACACCAAGGCGGACGAGCACAACCCGTTCGACGAGAAGAAGCGCGTTCAGTCGATTGAACGGCGCGACGACCTTGTCGACGAGATAGTCTCACACGTTCCCAACGATGCGATGAAGCCAGGGATTCGTTCCTACCTGCTGTACGGCGAGCGTCCGGGCCGCTTCCTGAACGCCGTGTTGACGAACAACTTCTATCAAGCCGCAACCTCGGCCGACAGCACGAACGCCGGACTCTTGAAAGAGTGGGGGCAGTTCCTGTACACCTACATGCCACAGAAGGTGTGGGGAGACGAGACGACAGTCTTTGAGTTCCAAGGCCTAGAACTGTAAACAAGCCGCGGCGGCCTGTGCATCGCTTTTTATGATTTGACGACGTATCGTGCCATATGACTGCACATCCGAACAACGAGTCGTATCATCTGAATCTGATGACACAGTTGGAACAGGCAAAGCGACGCAACCGCGCATTCATCGTGAGCTTTACAGACACCGTAAGCGACGAAGGCGGTACGACAAACCTGCATTTGAGCAACCCAACGGAGAACAAGCGTTCGCTGCACGTGCATACGATGAACATCACATCGACATTCGCTGGTTTTTACACCGTGTTCGACGCGTTCACTTCGGGCCCATCTGGGGGCACGGCGTTGACGCCGCAGACGTTGCTTGTCGATAGTGGCGACGCGGACGCACAAACAATCATGGCTGCTAACAAGAACGTCACACACAGCGGTGATGATTACCACAGCACGGAGGTATTCACGGCGGGCGGCTTGTTTTCACGCATCGGTAGCGCGGTTGATGCCGAACACCCCATCGTTGAACCCGGAAGGGAGATAGTGATTGAAGCCACGAACACGAGCAACCAAGACGGCGATGCAAGCATATTCGTGACATTTTGTGAGTGCCCCGAGGTCTATTCCGAGTTCCTGTGAGAGGCGCTCTGCGGCCGCTGTGTGCACCGACCACCTAGGAGATTGTGTACCACCACTCCGGGTGAGGTATGGCTGTGAGCGGCGTCCTCTTGCGTCTCTGTCGATGTCCACCGAGACGTGTCGGACCGGAAGCGTTTTTCATCACGGAGGATGACGTAAGAACATGGTATTGTTTCGCCGGTCGCAGTCGGGTAAGCACATCGACGAGGACTATCACCTCACGCGGTACGCGGCGTACACCGGCACGTTCGATATCTCCGAATGGTCGGAGGAGGAGCGGCTCCGATACGACCTCGATGACGCGTGGGTCGACGGTAAGTACTTCCGGCGGAACTTCGAGATTAAGCGTGACATCGACACCCTCGGGTCGAACGGATTCAACATCCTCGACCTCGACGACAGATGACGACCATCTTCCCGAGCATCCTGCCGGACACACCGTTCGTCGATGATGCCTACACAGCCGCGGAGGTGGAGCGTATGGAATGGAACGAACTGCGTGCTGTTGCGTCGTCGCACCCATCAGATGCGGTCAACGGCGCGATGACGGCGGATGAGATGCGGGCGGCGCTCGTTGGCCTGCGTCGTGTATGAAGTACAGGTTGGTCGACCGGACGGCGGTCGACACCGGCGAGACACAACTTATCTTCACACAGGAGCAACTCGACAGGATGTCGAACACGATGATACGTCGACTCGCCGCAGCATCTGTCTCAGACGAGGTCGACGGTAAGAGCGTGAAACTGCAGATTCACGCCTACCTCTGTGGGCAACATACTTTAACCGAATACGACCGATAGTAGAGTATGACAGTCACACGAGAAGACGTGGAGTTGTTGGACGCGAAGGGGTGGCAGAACCTATCCAACAACAGGAAGGACGCACTCCTCGCAGACGCTGTGACAGAGCGCGAGACGATGTACTCCGGTCGAAACTCGCGCTTCCCCACACTTGTCGGTGACGAGGATGTGTTCATCAAGAACCTCGCGGCGCACAAATGGGAATTGGCCGAAGGTGGTCAGGCCGACAGTGAATCCGCACAGGGTGGAAGCACATCGTACACGAGTGGGGGTGCGGAGGACTACCTTACCTTGACTCGGTATGGCCGCTCAGCCGAACGGCACATCCGCTACGACGAATCAATCGGCATCGTCCGGTCATACTGATGATAGGTGTCGAGGTGACATCCCGGTCGACGAACATGTCGGAGGATATCCTCCGGCGCCACCGGAAGCGACTGATGGATGCGGCGAGCGTCGGCTTCGCACACTCGCAACAGATGGTGCCACAAGACCGAGGTACGTTGGCGCAGACGGCCTTCCCCCCTGAGTTTCGTGGAGATGATGTGTTCTTCGGATACACACAACCATACGCAGAGGCGATGGAAGAGGGCACGCGACCGTACTACCCACCCATCGAACCGTTAAAAGCGTGGGCGAGACGGAAGGGGCTTCCCGAGGGTGTGGCCTACGCGGTGCAACAGAAGATAGGTCAAGAGGGCATCGACGCGCAGCCGTACCTCGAACCTGCGGCGAAGCGTATGCAGTCTTGGTTAGATTCACATGAGTTCTGATGACCCCGCGGTCGAAGAGTTGTTGGCGGGTGTGCTCGTCGAACTACAACAGATTCGTGCAGTCCTGTCTGCATCCTACGGTGGTGATATCAAGTCGTACCACTGCCGCGTCTGCGACGCCACGGTGTTGGAAGAT